TTAACCTGTTTTTTTGTTTTTGTCACTAACCTTTACGCATAATTTCAACATTTGGCACCATGTTACTAGTATTTTTCATTACTGAATCAGCACTTGGTATAGTTTTGCTTAAAATAGTTTTTTCAATGGATGTATCAGCCCTTAAATTTGCTAATTCTTCATTTTGTTGTAATTTTTCGTCTTGGTTTTGTTGATTCATCATTGCTTTCATCTTATCTAGATCCATTCTGTCTTTAGATTCTTGTTCTTTTCTAGCATTTTCTTGTGCTCTAAGATCTAACTCTCTTGATCTTAGTTTAGCAATAGGATCATTATCAAACTGTGAAGTAATTTTTTGTTCTTCTTTCATAAACTCTTCCATCATATCTGCAATCAGTTGTGCTTTTCGTGCTTCTATTTTTTGAGTCATTTGTTGAATCTGCATCTGCATTTGTTGACCCATTTGTGGGTTTTGTTGAGCCTGCATTTGCATTTGTTGAAGTTGTTGTAGCTCATCTCTGAATTCTATTTCAACTTGTTCTTGTGACATTAAACTAATGTGTTCAAATATGTTTTTTTCTAAACTTGCCATAACCATTGGATTGTTTCTAGCCATGTTAGTTGACATAAAATTTAAATGTGCAGTAATATGTGATCTATGATCTTGACCTGGAAATGCTTGAAACTGTTTTGAAGCTAATGCATCAATATGTTCTAAAGCAGGATCTTTTGGCATAGGTTGTTCTGGTTTTATTAAAACACCATCAATATTTTTAACACCTAATGCTTCATACATATTTCTATACGCTTGATACAAATTATGCATTTGTGGATTAGAAGTTGCCAGCTGCAACTCTGTTTGTGCGAGGGAAATACGCTGAGTTTGAGAAAAAATGTTGGGATCAGCAACTGGCAATATATCTACCTTATCATCAAAGTCAGTTTTCATGATTATTCTTTGACCCCCAACTACATCATACGGATATTCTTGTGGTAGATATAATTTGAATACTCTAGCCATTAATTTAAATTCATTTTTAAGAGCTGAGTAAATTCTTTTGTGAATTGCAGACATTGTTCTACTGCCTCGTTCTAATAATGCAACTGTTGTTCCAACTGCTGCTTGCTGATTACCATCACCTACTTGCATATCTGCAATAGATGCAAATCTTTGACCAGCACTAACTACAACACCCATTAATTGTAATAATGTTTGTGATGGTTCTTTAAATGGAAGCATCATAAATGAATCTCTTAAATTTCCACCAGGTGCATCTACGTCTCTAAACTCACCAGGTTGAATTGATTGTGCATCATCTCTAATTCTAATACCACGCATTTTAAATCCTGCAGGTAAATTTGATAGTGTTCCTGCATCTAATAATTGTCTTAATGCAGAAGTTGCAGTTCTTGATAATCCACCAATCATGTGAATTAAACCAAAACCATAAAAACCTAAGCCTGGTAAAAATTTAAAGTGTACAAAATATTGAATTTTATTTTTTAAAGAATCACCTATTTCATAGTTTCTTCTAATGGAAAGAATTTCACTTGAACCTTCTTCTAAGGTTACAATGTATGGTACTTTAATTCCTGAGGGCTCACCAGTCTCTTGATTTGTATCTTCAAAACCTTCAAGATCTAAATCTACATGACACTCTAATAATGTAAAAACATCATCGTTTCTAGATTTAGAAACGCCTTCTAACTCTCTTTCTTTTTTTTCAACATCTGATTCTTGATTGGCGGGTTTTCCAATTTCTACATCACTATAAAAACCTGCTACTTGTTGTTTTTTTAAATCGTTTTCTGAAACTTTAACACGATGAATAATTGCTTCCGCATCATCTAATGAGGTAGCTGTGTACGGAACAATTAAATCATCTGCTGGAACAAATTTACTTACTGCTCTTTGTTCCACTTCATCATAATATACTTTTTTAAAAGTACTACCTGAAAGAGGTAAATGAAATAACATAGAATCAAATTCTGGTTCATACTCTTTCATCTTTTCCATTATTTGATAATTCATAAAATCTTTAACACGGCTTGCTTGTTGAACTTTTTCTGGAGTTTGTAATCCAACTAATTGAGTTCTAACAGGACCATCTGCTGGTAATAATTCTTTGTAAGCTAAAGATTGAAATTGTGTAACTGCTTCTGCTAATACTGGGTGAGTTGCACCTGATGCACCACTAAAAGGTTCTGATCTATTATCATATTTAAAACCTAAAAGATCTAAACCTTGTGTATAACTTTTTTCCCAATCTTTTCTAGATGAAACATATTCTTGATATTTAGAAGATAAGTCACTTGCTAATCTTCCAAGTACATCATCAGGTAAAAAATCTGCAAGGTTTGAATAATGCTCATCTCCACCTTCTGGAGTAGCAGCAGATGGATCTAAATTAATATCAACTGATCCGTCTTCATTTTCTTGAACATCAACTGGGCCAAGAGATTCTTCTTTTGCCTGTTGTTCTTCAATTGCTTGTTCTTGTATTTCCTGTTCTGCAGGAACTTCAAATTCTTTTCTGACTTCGTTTGGAAGTGCTTTGTCTATATCCGCCATTTATTTTTTCTCCAGATTGTTTAACTGTTTTAACAGTATTATAGTTAATATTCAAGCCCTGAGGCGTGGGTCCGGCTTCAGGGGGCAATAAGTGTTTCTTCGGGTATTTATTTGTCATTTTTTTTTATTTGGTTGGAAATCCAGAAAATCATCTTCGAACATAGTTCCTTCTTTAATAACTTCATCAGAAATTTCAGTTGACTCATCAACGACATCTCCTGCAAATTCTCTATCACTTCTTAGATAAGCAGTACCTTCGTCGTATTCATTTGGTGGAGTTTTACCTCCCATAGTTTCATCCATTTGACCTTTTCCAGGTTTATAACTCATGTAAGTTTCTTCGGTTAAAGGATTACCATAGTAACTAGCCGAGTCATCATCAAGTACCTTCATTCTTTGAATTGTTTTTTCACCGGTTGCTAAATCTTCTGTTAACTCATAGTCTTTAAATTTAGTAACAATATCTCCATCTTTAGTTGCGGCTTTTTCCGTTATATCTTTACCTAATTTTTTAATTTTATTATATAGATTTATAAAATGTGCGGGCGCTCCGTCAAAACCCTCTTTAACTGCAGTAGTAGTTTTTTTAACTTTATTTAAAACATTAGGTCCGCCTCTAATTGCTAAAATACCTGCAGGAATAAGTGTTAACATTTTTAAAAAGTTTCTTTTACTTAAACTGCCAATACCTTTTTTACTAGGATCTTCTGGTCCGTCTTTAAAGTTTACTCTACCCCCTTCAGCAAAGTTTTGCCTGTCTGGATATAAGACTCTATCCAATGACATTGGATTTTCTTTACCTCTTGTATAAATAGATTCTTTTTCTGCATACGGATCTTCGGTTACACCTGCTAAAGATCCAATTTGTTTGAATGAATTAATTAATGAATTTAAATTATCTTTTCCTTGTTGAGACATTTCAGGAATTTCCGTATCATCCACCATTGATTGCATTCCTCTTATCTGACTTTGTTTAACAAAATTATCATAACTTTTTTTTGCTTCTTCAATAGGTATATCAAACTGTTTTGCAATATCTGGAAGCATTCCTTTTCTTTTTTCACTTAGGTAAGCTTGTTTACCGAGTTCTAATACAGGTGCAGCGAAAGATCCTGCTTTACCTACTTTACTTGCTACTTTAAAAAGTGGATTTCTAATAGCTCTACCTAAAATTTTTTGAGGAACAAGAGAACTTGCTAAAAATTTACCAAAATCTTTTGCTTTTCCTAAACCATATTTACCTGTAGATTTATCATATAATTTAAAAACGTTTGCTACTTCATCAGTAAATGCCATAGGAAGAGTGAGCCATACAGGACTGTCTTGTTCAAGATCATACATTGAAGCAAACATTACTTGAACAATAGGTAAATCTATTCCAGTAATTCCTCTACCCACTTTACTTAAAACCTTACCACCATACTTTGAACCAAAGGCGCTTAAATCTTTTACTTCTGCTCCAATATATTCAGCTAATAATTTAGGATCCATTCCACTATTTAATTGGCCTTTTATTTTACGAAAAACTTTTTGAACGTTTGTTAAATCTTCTTTAACAGTTTTTGGTGAAAGATTATTATTTGCTTTTTCAAACATTTCTCTTTCAAGAGTAGCTGGGGGTTTATTTAACTTATCTGCTGTGGTTACACCAGGTATTGTTTCTGTTAAATTATTAACAACAGCTGTTTTATTATTTATTAATTGGTCTTGAACAATATTAGATACTCCTGTTTTAGAATCAAATTCAATTGGAATTTTATTACCAAATGGTTTACCTCCATACTCAGGACCTCTAATAGTTAGTTTTAAATCTTCTAATGTTTTATCTAAATTTTGTGCAGCAGGAGTGTTTCTATTTTCTG